ATTACACATGAAGACCTGTCTGCCAATCTGAAATGGCTGCATCCCCGCAAGATTCAGTCCATTGATCGCAAGGCGTGTAAAGACAAAGGTCGCTCCATCCAGTGTAAGAATTTGTGTTCCTTCAGGACCACGTGCCAGTAGAGTGGCTGCCGCTTCTGCCGCTGCGCTTGCCGCTGCGCTTGCCGCTGCGCTTGCCGCTGCGCTTGCTGCTGCGCTTGCCGCCGCACCTCCTCCAATGTAAGCCCAGATTCCACACATTCTCTTTTTACACGAGGCTACGGGCTTAACCCTTCTTACACACACCCTAAAAGATGCCCGAACCCCGTTATAAGACAAAGGCCGAGCGTGTCCAGGAAGCTGTTCAAATCTTATCCAAGCTCAAGCAACTTGGTATCGTCATCTCAGAGCCAGGCTATAAGATGACAAAAGCGGCCTTGGATACATGGATACAGGATGGCGAGGCACAGGATCAGCAGGAGATACCCTTTCCGAGGCATGGCCGCACTGCCTTTATGACACTCCCCAGCCAACATATCAAGCCGGCTATCTATGTTCTCAAAGTTTCAGCAATAGAGTAGTATGGAGGTGATCATGTGTGAGCCTACTTACTTTGACGTGGTGACAGTGGGTCAAAACCCTTTCATGCGCCGAAAGGGTGGGATTGATAAAAAGAAAGCAAAGACCCAATGGGATGCCCTTGTACATACAATTCGAGGTCTCGGCTATACTGTTAAAGTGATACGTCCAAATCCCGCCTTTCCAGATCAAGTCTTTACACAAGATCAGGCAATTGTTGAGGGCGGGCGACAGATACTTGCGAACTTTTCCGTAGAGGGTAGACGAGGTGAGGAAAAGGAGTTTGCCAAGATTGTCCGCGCTGGAACTCAGTGGACATGTCCTGTCCCGTTCGAGTGTGAACTCCTACTTTCTGACACAAGCTCAACAAAAGCCTGGATGGGATACGGGATTCGCACTCATATGGAGGCAATTCCGTGTGTTCGAAAGATTTTCCCTAAAGTCACACCTCTACGCCTGGTTGACCCACGCTTCTATCATATTGATTTGGCGCTCTGTATTCTACCCAAAGACACAGCGATCGTATATTTCCCTGCTTTTGACAAGGACAGTCAGGAGCTAATACGAAAGACGACAACTGACCGCTATGAATTGTCAGAAGATGAGGCTCTCCAGTTTATGGCCAATGCCGTTTCTCTTGGGGACGCTGTTGTGGCAAACTCCTTTAGTCGTCCTCTCGCAGCATGGCTGCGTGCCCGCAGTCTCCGTCCCATTACATGTCCTGTTACGGAGTTTCACAAGTCTGGCGGTAGCGTCCACTGCCTGGTTAATAAGATACGCAAGTAACACCAGATGGCGGCACCCACAACGATTGCCTCTGCCGAAGGGTCTCTTTATGAGCTCGTCGCAAGAGGCAAAAAAGATCTCTATTTTTATCAAGATGAGCTCGACTCACTCAATATTTTCAACTCGGACTACAGGCCTCAGACACCATGGCTCTCCGAGATTCGCAGAATCCCCCCTCGAACTGCCGCAGACTTTGGTCGCACGGTTGATTTCGACATTGACGTCGTAGGAGATCTCATGACCTCCCCAACATTCCTTATTACATTGCCTACATGGTTGCCCTCAACTATAGCAGCAAAAGCCGGCTCCAGCATCATTCAAGACGCAAACAACACCACATACGGCTACACAAATGGCATTGCCTACTTTCTTTTTGAGCAGATTCAGATCTACCAGGACACTCTCCTTCTCCAGGAGTTTAGCGGCGATGCCTTGTGGGCTCTGGGAAAACTCCAAGGAACATATGCCCAAGGCTATATCGTAAACGCAGTGACAGGAACTCATAATGGCACACCTCTGGCAATCGCGAGGAATGCCGCTCCGCCCATGCTCAGACTCTCAATCCCTTTCATTGGATGCCAGCAGCCCACCGACACGGGTTTTCCGCTAAGAGCTCTTACGGCTCACACGTTCCGTATCCGCGCTAAACTCCGCCGTTTAGAGGACTTGGTAGAATCCTCGGATCCGTTACAGGTTCAGAAACCGGTTCCATGGGGTATTCCGATGACACAGAAGACATCAGCAAACGGCCAACCAATCTCTTTTACAAGTATCAGTCGCACGGCCATGGTGCCTCTCCAGCTCCAGCTGGAGACAACCCAGATTTACACAACCCAGGGCATTCAAGAGGCCTTGAAGGCTTCACCTCAAGCCATCCCTTTTGTCAGACTCTATGAAAGCAACTTTACTCAGTCGAGAAAAGACTATCTAGGCGCAATCGTTGGAGCCACATCATCCGTTTCCCGCCGCATTGACGCCTGCCATCCCGCAGGACGTGTGATCTTCTTTTTCAGAAGTAAGGCGGATGTGGATGCAAATCGTCTGTGGAAAGTTAAAAATACAGACTCTACACCTTCCTATTACACCTCTGTCAGTCTTCTTCTTGCCGGCCAAACACGTGAGGCACCTCAGACTTCCCAGATTTGGCGGGATATCAATTGTCTGGCAAAAGAGGATTGTGACTCAGGCACCGAGATTTCATCCATGAATTGGACACTGGGCGACTCTGTGTCTCATCATGCTGGTCAAGCGAAGCAGCCCGAGGGATCCGTAAATTTCTCGACAGCAGATCGCCCAACCTTTTACATTGGCTTATCTGTTCCTGATACAACTCCAACTGAACTCCATGTGATTGTGGAAGGATGGGCTCTGTATCAAACACAAAAGGTCAAGGGTCAACAAGGCCGCGGAGACCTCTTCCAGCTGAACTAACTCTGGGCAGGTAGATGGACTTAGGCTTCCTTCGCCCCACAGGCGATATTGTCACACTCTTGGATCTCTCGCCCCGAGATATCCAAGACTCTGAATACACACCCTTGTCAGCGGAAAAGACATGGTGGCTTCCTGATCAGAATCGCCGTATCCGGCCATTCAGTTTATCGGTTCAGCAATTCCCTTTCCGTGGTCCAACCGCCTTTGGTCAACGATTTACTTTTGACATTGGATCTGTAAAATGCGGTGATCTCTTGACAGGCGCTTTTATTCAAATTGATCTGGGTCATTGGTTAGATCCGACAACAATTCTCCGCCTCCAGTCTGGCCGATATGTCTACGCTGCAGGCCAAACCCCTTGGGCATATGCTAATAGTCTGGGAACCGTTATTATACAGTCTATAGAGTTTGAAGTGAATGAGCAGACTCTTGAGCGGGTGGATGGCGACTTTCTCAATACCGCCTTACACCTCTTTCCAGATGTGAACCGCCAATACGGCCTCGCAACAGACTGTCTCGGCGCCAGGAGTCTGGACTATATCCCTCCACCCACCAGCCCCTTTCCCACCCAGTCAGGAACACTCCTGATCCCTCTCACTCTTTTCTTCCAGCGGACACCACTCGCAGAGGCATTCCCTCTTCTGGCATGCGCAGATGGCTCCGTTCGCATTCATATTACACTTCGTCCTTTCGCAGATTGTATTCGGCGTCTTGCCGTTGCTCCAGCGACCAATGGTAATTCAGTGACAGCTGATCCCGCAAGCGCTACTGCTACAAGCCCTCTCAATACAACATTCCTTTTTACAGATAAAACAATAGACAATAAACCCACAGTTCCTGTCCAAACATCCATAGCTATCCCTTCATTCAAAGGGATCAAGCTCATCACCTATGGTGCCCATACGGATGGTAAGCTGAGATCCTCACTCCTTCGCCAACCATTCGAGCTGATGACCCGTATTGTCCAGACGTTTGCCTTTGATGAGCCTCTCAAATACACGACAAATCACTCTGTAGATTCCATCCAAGTCCAGCTCCCCCTCGAGGTGAATGGTCCAATGGAAGAGATTATATGGTTTGTCCGTCGCAAAGATGTGAATCTGGCTAAAGAGTGGACGAACTACGGAGGCGTCCTTGCGGGAGCAGTAGACACCACCTATAATCCGCAAATCCCTCTTTTACAATCGGCCACACTCCAGTTTAACGGCGTGGACATCGTGACGGCAGAAGAGAGCTGGTTTCGGCGCTATATCTCGAGCGCGCACAAGGGTGGTATCGCCTCTTTTACAAATTATATCTACGGCTATTCATTCTCCAAGTCGCCAGGAGAACACCAACCATCAGGAACAGCCAATGCCTCCAGACTCCAATCTGTCCGTCTCACGCTGGACGTAACCGCCGCCGCAGGTGCCTGGGAAGTGAAAGTCTTTGTCTTAGCTCTGGACTGGATACGATTCCAGGATGGGATTGTGAATCGCATGTTCCGGGATTAAGCATCCTATGTCTAAGGGTCTAAAACCGCTCACGACTCCGACTAGATGGCATCGGCAGGTCTGTTAAAGATTCTAACATCGGGACTTCAGGATGAGCGCCTCTACTCTCAAAAAGGGCAACCCAGCGCAGACTTTTTTAAGACTGTCTTTATTCGTGCCGGCCGCTTTACAACAGAATGGCATCGCATTGACTTTGACAATAAACCGACCTTTGGCAACACCGCCAATGCCTCTATTCCTCGTCGAGGGCACTTGATAACCCGTGTATATCTTGTGACACAGATGCCAGACATCATTACGGCGCAGACGGCTGCAAAAGCCGCGGCTAACGCTTTCGCCGGCCCCACCATTGGCTGGACAAATAGCATAGGCCATGCCTTGGTTCAGGAGGCTCAGATCACGATAGGCGGGTCTCCTATTGATACCTTGGACGGCCGTCTCTTAGAAATGTTAGATGAGTTCCACACTCCGTTAGAAAAGACCACACTTGTGAATCGTTTGATAGGGCGGCATGATTATGGCTTCAGCAGCCAAAGTAATCAAGGCCAGCCAATCACAGGCCAGACGTTTGTAACACCTCTGCCATTCTGGTTTGCCCGTGGAGATCCTGCCGCTGCACTCCCTATTGATGCCATCAGAGTGGACGCTGTTCAGATAAGTGTAACCTTTGCTCCTCTTGCTAATCTTACAGTGTCTAGTAAACAAATTATCAATGCCGATGGATTTGCTACCTATGCATCACCTCTGTCTGCAACCTTTTCTAACATAGATAAATCCATAATCAATGATAACTCAACACCTCCAAAGCCAATCACAATGCCATCCTCTCTTCAAATCCAGGACTCCTATCTCTTGTTTGAATACGTCTACTTGGACAAGCCAGAAGCAAATCGGATTCGCCTGGGAGATTTAAGTTATCCTATTGTCCAGCATTATGCTGTACAGCCGGTTCAGACAACAAAGCAAACATCGGCGAGAGTTATTATGAGAATTCCCAATCCAATCCGAGATCTCTATTTTATGGTTCATCGGACAGACGCAGATCTTTTGAACGCCCCTTTCTTGGCTACACGGGATCTCAGCAAAGAGGAAGCGGTGCCATGGTGGCCTGACGCGCAAGGTCTGAATACAACAGAATGGCTGCCTCTCACACCTGCCTTTAGTGATATTGAATCTGAACCAATTCAATCCTTTTCTCTTTTATACGAGGGTTCACTCGTAAGGTATGCGACCGATTGTCCCGCACTTTTTCGCACGGCAATTCAATCCTTTGAGCAGACAAAAACACCATGGCATAATAAATACTATTATCATCTCCCTTTTGGCACTCAGCATGAAATGACTGGTGTCACAAGGCCGATGGGTCATGGCAATCTCGATAAGATTCATAACTTAGAGTTATCTCTTCAATTTACTCCTGGGCGTGGAGACGCGCGTGGTGGGAATATTCCAGCCTATACAATCTATGTATGGGCGGAAACATATACGATTTTCCGTGTATATGGCGGTCGCGCTGGACTCTTATTTGGGTATTAATCAAGCCTCAACTCTATTCAACGACCATGGGTCGCCGAAAGAAACTTAGACGCCCCAGGGACTCACGAATATCCTTCATCCGTTCCGTAGAATCCACTTTAACATTCGTCTCGGCACGTTCCAGACTCTGGCGCACAGTGTCAGCCCATTCCTGCGCAGTGCGAGGCTCAACAACAGACG